TGGTTAGGTTTAGAACCAGAAGGTTTAATGAGAAAAGCAGGTTATGATGGTTCAGATCAATATAGATATGCGAGGATATTTTAATGGCTAATCCATACGTAGCAGCAGGAGTTGCAATAGGATCGGCAGTTATACAGGCTAAACAACAAAAGGTTCTTGGTAAATATAATCAAGCCAATGCTGAACGTAATGCACAAATTGCAGAACAAGAAGCTAATCAAATAGGACAACAAGCTGAATTTGATATTGCAAGATTTGACCAAAGATTTAGACAAACACAAGGCACAGTAGAAGTTCAACTAGCTAAATCTGGTGTTGTAATGGATAGTGGTTCTGGAGCAAGAGTTACAGAATCTAATGCTTTAGAAGCAGAAATGGAAAGAAAAATTACAAGATATAATGCTAACATGGGTGTTGCAAGAAAAATGGAAGAAGCACAATTTTCAAGAATACAAGGACAATTAGCAAGAAGAGAAGCTCGTATAGCTAATATACAAACTGCTGCTAAAGCTGGAAGTAGTTTATTACAAATATTTGCTCCAAACAGTATATATAATACAACAACTAAATCATCATAACAGAAAATAAAAATGCCAAAAATACCTACATTCACATCTCAAGCAAGACCTACGGCAGAAGTTGGAAGTGTTAAATCTAATTTAAAAATTCCTTTATCTCAAACTGTTTCTAGTGCTTTATCTCCTTTATCTGACATGGTTATAAAAAAATCAGTACAAGCAAACGATACACAGAATAGAACTGAAGCATTAAGATTAGGAAATGAATTTACTAGAGAATTACAAACTGTTGAAAACACTATTAATACAGATGGTGTATTAGGAGTAAACAAACAGGCAGCTAATGCCTACTACAAAGAACAAACAAACAATTTAATTACTAAATTTAAATCACAATCTAGTAACAATGCTACTCAAAAATTATTTGAAAACAATGCTTTAAGTGCTGTCAATAGAGGAATCTTTAGAATTGATAACTCAGTAGAAAAAAATGTTTTTACTGATTTAAAAAATCAAGTATCAGAAGCAGAAACTGCTTTCATTACTCAAGCTCTTTATAATGATAATGATAAAAATGTAAATGTTGTAGATGAATTTGGTATGATGGGTAATGTTAATGATTTTGATTATGCTACTCTTCAAACAAATTTAACTAAATTATACACAGATGCTTTTACTGGTAAAATACCTGCTCCAAATTTAAATGAAATGATTGGTAATATTCCAGCTCTTGTACAAGGATTCCAAGCCAACAAAGATATAGGTGATAATCCTATATTGGCATTTTTAGAATTAGAAAAAGGAAAAGAAAGTGCATTATATCCAGATTTAAATTTAAAACAAAGAGAAAAATTAATTCAACAAGCAGATGTAATATTAACAGATCAATTAAGAACACAATGGGGTAATGTTTTAGCTGCTTCAGCTGTTGGTAAAAAAGTCGTATTTAATATGCCACTTGCAAAAAAAGTTTTACCACAAATAGAAATTAATAAAATGTTACAAGCTCAAGAAATTATAACAACTACAACAGATAATAGAAAAATAATATTTACATCTAATAGTAAAGATATTTCAACATTAGTAGAACAATATTCTGAACAAGCTATGTTGAAAGCAGGTGAAGCTAAAGGACAAATTATTGCACAAGAATATCAAAAAACAGTTCAAGTTAGAATAAAAGCTATTGAAGATGATTCTGCTGCTTATGTATATTCGCATTATCCCGAACTCGTTGATTTAAATGAAAAATATAACAATGAAACAAATGATGAATTAAAAACACAATTAAAAAGACAAATTACAACTAAGATGCTTGAGGTACAAAAAGATTTAGGTGTAAAAACAAATCAACAAAGAGTAATGACAAAGACAGAAGCAGAAAACTTTGTGGCTAATTATCAAAAAAATGCTCAAGGTAATGGCTCTAAATCTCAAATGCAAATGCAATCTATTACAAATAATTTTGGAGAAAATAGTTCAAAAGCACTTCAAGAATTATCTGCTGCTGGACTTCCAATAGCAGCAACAATATCTCCAATTTTAACTCCACTTGAATCACAAAAGGGGTTTGGAACTGATAGTCCAGAAGAACAAAAAATTTTAAAAGATTGGGGTGCAAGTAACGAAATGACCTTAAAGGATGTTAAAAAAGAAATTGCTGCTAATTCTAATTTTCAAGATTTAGAAACAATTATTCGTAGAAATAATAATATTGAAAGTAGTGTAGCTGCTAAAAAAATAGAAGAAATAAAAAGTTTTTTATCTTATTATGCTATTAATGAAAGATTTACTAATGTTAAATCTGATAATGATAGTGCTATAGAATCAACTGTTGAAATGTTTACTTCTAAATTTCAAATAGAAGAAACATATTTTATTCCAAGAAAATATGATGGCAAAGAATTAACTTTTTATGGCACAACAACCGATGCAGTAAAAGATAAAGCAGATTTAATACGAGAATATATAGAAGAGTTTGGTGCAGTAGCATTTAAAAGCACCGATCCTTTTAATCAAGGTATTACTGAAGAGGAAATGTCTGAAAAACATAAACGAATGATGAGAACAAGCGGCGAGTGGAGAAATACTGCTGATGGTAATGGTTTAGTTTTTGGTATTGTTTTAGATGGAGAACAATTTGCTCCTGTATTAAATAGCAATAATGAACAATTACGTTTTAATTTTAATGATGGTAGTTACAATTTACCTGGAACAGATATTGTAATGGATATAAATAGATTGAGAGTTCAAGAATTTCCATCTGAAACAGAAATAGCAGCAATAAAAGGTTATGGTGGATTTACTTCTAATGAAAAACAATTAGCTATGAGTTCTGTTAATAGAAAAACATCTTTAAAAAATGAAGAAATTGTTAATATTTGGGGAACAACTTTTCAAACAACTAACGATCCTAAAAAAAATGCAAGAGCTTTAAAAGCAATTAGTAATACATACAACATTCCTAATGAAGCACAAAAATCTATTCAATCAGTAGTTCAAATATATGTGGGAGACAAAGGTTTTACTGAACAACAATTAACAGAACTAGCTAATGCTATTGGACAAATAGAATCTGGATATAAAACTAAAGTTCAAATAGGTGGTGGTCCAGCAAGATCATATTGGCAAGTTGAACCTACAACAGCTTTAGATTTATTAAATAATTCTTCTGCAATATTTGGACCAAAATTTGAAAACTTCTTTTCAATTAAATACGGAACAAATGCAGTTAAATTTTTAGCAAATAAATCTAAAAAAGAAATGTCTCAACTATTAGAATCAGATAGTGATCTAGCTGTGGCTATGGCTTTAGGTGTTATTGTAAATAGAAAAAAATAATATGAATTTAGGATTTGGATTAAACTTAAACGAAACAGCTCAAGAATCTGGTTACGATCAATATCAAACAAATTTATATGAATCTTTAGGAGCAGTAGCGGCAGACAACTGGAACTTTAATCCAGTTATGTCTTTGTTAAATTATAGTGATCTTTATAATTCAAGACAAAGATCAAAATTTAATAAAGATACTCAAGTTGGCAGACAAGAATTAAATAAAGAATATGCAAAAATAGGTTTGTATTTTGAACAAGACGAATATCAATCAGTTGTTGATATTATGGTAAGAGAAAAAAATCAAGAACGAGCCAGACAAAGTATTATGGCAAGAGGTCCAGAAGGATCATGGAATCCTCTCAATGGTGGTTTCTATGTTGGTGCAGCAAAATTTGGCACAGGATTATTTACAAGTTTTCTTGACCCTATTAACATTGCAGCTTCCTTTATTCCTGTTTATGGACAAGCTAGATTTGCTAAGAAAGTTGCACAAGTAGGATTTACTAGAGCAAGAGCTACAAGAGGTGCAGTAGAAGGTGCAGTTGGTGCAACACTTGTTGAACCTATTGTTTATAGTGTAGCTAAATCTTTACAATCTGATTATGATTTATATGATAGTTTTTTAAATGTTACTTTTGGAACAATTTTAGGAAGTGGACTTCATGTTGGTGCTGGTAAATTAAAAGATTTAAACACTCGTAGAAAATTTAACGAAAGAGTAGCTGAAGGTAAAAGAATACTTGGAGATGATTCTGAAACAGATATAGATATAAATCTATATAGAGAATATTATCCAGAAAATTCTGAAATTATGAAATCTTTAGAAGCTACTGATCCAAACACTAGAAAATTATTATTACAAAAAGCCACAGGAGATATATTATTAGATCAAGCTGTAGATGTTACACCTATTGTTAATGCTGATCCTATATTAAAAAATTCAGAAAATGCTTCGCCTAATCCAGATATAACTATGACACCAAGACAATCAGCAGATGATTTAGAATTAATTAATGTAAAAAAAAATATAGTTAATAGAAATGAATCTCAATCTAATGCCGAACTTGAATCTTTAGAAGTTCAGTTAAACACTATTACAGAATCACAAAAAGATTTAGATTTAAAATTTGAACAAGGTGATTCAGAGGTTAAAACAACTACCGATGATTTAACTGAAGTACAAACTAAATCAAAAGATTTAGATGAAATTATTAAAGACGCAATTAATTGCGTAGATGGAAGGTAGACATGGCAGACAAATGTTTAGTTAGAGTAGAAAAATTATTAAAAAGATCATCTATTACTTCTGCAAAAAAAGAAGAGATTATTAATGGAATTAAACTAGCTAAAGCAGAAAAAGGTTTATCTAAAATTGATGAAGTTAATGTTGATGCAATAGCAAAAGATGTATCTGCACAACTGAAAGCACAAAAAATAATAGATAAAAGAAATGCTTTAGAAAGCCAAATTAAAGTAAGACAACTAACAGAATTTGTTTTAAAAAGTTTTCCAGATAATGCACAAGAAGGTTTAACAGCAGTTTTAGTAGGATCAAATAGAAGAGTGGAAGGTGCAAGATCAGCAGTTTCAGTTCAACAATTTGCACAAGCTAATCAACTTATTGCTGGTTTTAATGCAGAGTTAAAAGCTAATAATTTAGAAACAATGTTTAAAGATGGATTGGAAGGTTCTACTGAACAACAAACTCAAAGAAGAGTAAGTAATGCAATGGCTGAATTAGGACAGCAAAAAACAGAACTAGAAAAACTTACTGGTTTAAAACCACCTGTAAAAGAAACTAATCCTCAAATTTTAAAACTAGCTGAAATTATGGAACAATATTCAGAAACAATTAGAAAAAAATTAAATGACAGAGGAGCTAATATTGAAAAAATGTGGGGTTACATTGTCAAACAATCACATGATCCTTTTAGAGTAAGAAACGCAGCTGATTCTTTAGGTTTAAAATTAGCAGATATAAAACTTGATGAAAGTATTGAAGGCACAGATATTAATTATCAAAAAAATTATAGTGCATGGAAAAATTATGTAATGCAAAAAATAGATGGGGATAGAACTTTTGCTAATACAAGTGATAAAGAAATATTTTTACAAGAAATTTACAATACCTTAGTAGGTAATAAATATTTAGTATCAGATGGAGCAAGTAATGTTTATGGATCAAGAAGTGCTAATAATATTACAAAAAATTCTAACTTTAAAAGAATTTTACATTTTAAAACAGCAGATGATTGGTTTGATTACAACGAAAAATTTGGAGTAGGTAATTTAAAAGAATCTTTTTTTTCTGGAATACAAACAGCTGGAAGAAACCTTGGTATTATAGATGCCTTAGGAGCAAAACCTCAAGAGAACTTTGAAAAAATTAGATTTGCTGTACAAAGAAGATTAGTTGCTGAAGGTAAAGGTGGTCAATCATCCAAGATTGCAAGACCAGAACAGTTTGATAAATATATGAAAGTTATAGATGGCTCTATATACACAGTAGCAGATTTTGGTGTAGCAAGATATTCAGCTATAGCAAGGTCTATAGCATCTATGGCTAAACTAGGTGGTGCAACAATTTCCGCAGCAGCTGATATAGGAATCTATGGATCAGAAATGAGATTCCAAGGTAGAACATTTTTAGGTGGTATGGCAGAAGCATTAGGAAGTTTAATGAGAATTAAAAACACTAAACAAAAAAAAGATATAGCTCAAATGTTAGGTTTTATTGTTGATAACACTATTTACGATATGTCTGCTAGATACCAAGTAGGAGATAATTTAAGTAAAGGATGGACTAACGCACAAAGAACATTTTTTAAATACAACGCATTAGCTTGGTGGACTAATACTTTAAAAGAAGGCTCTATGTTAGGTATGGCAAATTATTTTGCCAGACAAAAAAATATTAAATTTAAAGACCTTAATCCACAACTAAAAGAATTATTTACCATGTATAATATTGATTCTACTAAATGGGATGTGATTAGAAAAATTGCTATGGAAAAAGCAGATGATGGCACAGAGTTTATTAACATTGGTATGTTAGATAAAATATCTGATGTTGATATGAAAAAAATATTAAATGTTGATTCTTTAACTGCAAGACAGTTAGGAGTAGAAAAAGAAAGATTTAAGTCATCTGTATCTGGTATGCTTTTAGACAGATCAATTTATGCGGTCATAGAACCAGATGCTAGATTAAAAGGAGATATGACAAGAAGTTTATTAGCAGGTACAGCAGAAGGCGAAGCAATAAGATTTATAGGTCAATTTAAAGCATTTCCTTTTGCAATTTTAAGTAAAGTATTAGGTAGAGAATTATCTTATTTTAAAGGACCAAATACAACAAAAGCAGATTATGGTAGGGGTGCTGTAGGTATTACTGCTTTAATGACAACATCATTATTTATGGGTTATTTATCCATGACAATAAAAGATTTATTAAAAGGTAAAGGACCTCGTGATCCAAGTAAAGCAAAAACAGTTATGGCAGCTTTTTTACAAGGTGGTGGTTTAGGTATTTATGGAGATGTTTTATTTAAAGAAGTTAGAGGTGGTGCAGATGTATTAGCTGGATTAGCAGGTCCAGCATTTGTAACTGCCGCAGATGTTTTGTTAGCAATGAACTACGGAATTCGTGGAGAAGGTGGCAAAGCAGGTAAAGCAGCTTTTAGAGCATTAAATACTAACATACCTTTTTTAAATATATTTTATATTAAATCTGCATACGATTATTTATTAGGTCATCAAATCATGGAAACAATGAATCCAGGTGTATTAAAAAGAGTAGAAAAAAGAATGAAAAAGGATTATAACCAAGAATATTTGTTTACAAAACCATCTTCACAGTTTAAAGGATTTTAAGTATGACAGTATCAACAATAATAGTAAGAAAAATTTATTCAGGCGATGGTAGTGCCACTACCTTTGCTTATCCTTTTAAAATATTTGCGACAGGTGATCTGCAAGTTATTATTAGGTCATCCACAGGAACGGAAACACTAAAACAAATAAA